AATCTATTACTGAAAGAGTCAAATAACATATAAGCCTGTGGTTCGAAACAGAACGTAGGACTTGGTGTGATAGTTGGAGTTTGTGTTGAGGTCATCGTAGGAGTTTGTGTTGCAGTTTTTGTGGGCGTGGGTGTAGGACACGATGTCTCTGTTGGACTATAACTCGGGGTATTACTTGGTGTATTTGAAGGAGTAGGACTTAATATCATATTATTAGCATGTTGCGATTATACTGATTATTGGTGACCCTGTGTAATTTAACGTTCCATCAATAATACAACCTGTGTTTATTATGGTGTTTGCTGGTACAGTACCACCGATAGGAGATTGAGTTATGCACTGTAATCCAGTCCAAGATATCTCAAATCCTCCCGCACTATTATCTATTTCATAAAAGAGACAATCGTTGGGGTCTATATCACAATCAATACTATCACTACAAACACCACCTTCATCCCATATTATAGGGTCACAACTTACTTCAATACCATCTAATACACATACAGGGGTTTCATAACTTAATCCTTGTGTCACACAGATAAACGATGTGTAAGTTCCATCACCATTATCTCTAGTCAATAAAGTTGATATATCTTGTGTTATTATTGTTCCTGTTTCACAGTCTCTCCATCTTACTTGTAATCCTTCAGGTATTTCTTCATATGTGGTTGAGAAACATAGACAGGTACTAGGTGTAACCGAAGGAGTTGGAGTCATCGTGGGTGTTGGTTGTAATGTACCTGTTTGAGTTTGTGTTTGTGTAGGAGTTACTGGTAATGTACCTGTTTGAGTTTGTGTTTGTGTAGGAGTTCTTGTTGCCGTTGGAGTTAAACCAGGACATACAGTTCCTGTTGGACTATAGGTCGGAGTTTGACTTGCTGTAACACTTGGTGTTGGAGTGTTCGACGAGGTTACACTTGGAGTTGGCGGGAAAGGCATACTAATAAATATCGTTTACTTTAAAATCATTTATGTTTGTTGAACCACGAACATTTGAGTTCGACCAGTACATCCACAATTATTATACACACTTACCCCTGACTGAGTAAAACCACTACCAATAAAGACGTGGTTATAATCGTAAGTTGAGTTTTGTTCACCAAGAACAACATTAAAGCAACCAATAGAATTGTAGTTTGTTGTTGAGCCAGTAAAGATGTTAACGTAATTCCCTATGTAAGCATACATATTGTAATTCAAGTCTGAGTTTGTGTGATAGTTCGTTCCACCAGTACAACTTATTAAGTCGTAATATTGAACGGGGTGAGGGGTATAATCTTTTGTGAGTTTGATTAACTCAATATCACATAAGGTCGGTTCACTCAAATTGAACCCTTTAATTTTATTGATACGGAAATATGAATTCTTTACAAATATTTTTTCATTAAACTCAAGGTTCGCAATTTCGTAAGGAGTTAAGTATATTTTTGCTGATACAATTTTATTCTCAGGACTAACAATATCACTTATATAGTCGTAGTAGTAAATGTCGTATAGGTCTTGTTGTTGAGGAAACGTGCTCTCGATTGGACTAAAGACATCTCCCGCATTCCAATTCGTGTAGTGAGAGAACCCTGTGTAAGAGAACGGATAAGTTGTAAATCTATTTGTCTCTTGCCATCTATCAATTCTCGAACTTTCAGCCCACCAATACTGAGTTGTATTACCCGTATTTATTTGAGACCAATTTTCGTTTGGTAATACTGGTCCACGGAATATTATACGAGGTAAAATCTTATAAGGGTTGAACTTTTGTATCGATTCCCCATTAACCTCATTTGTCTTTATCGTTGCCAAGTTTGTAATCGTCAGGGCGGGTAGATTTGAGTTGTTTAAGGTCGTATCTACAGGAGAACCGAAGATAGTATTGATGTTAATTTGATTGTCCTTATAGTCCTGATTTAACTGTAATTCATACGTCCCGAATGTTCTGTTTGAGGAGATATTGAATTGTTGATTTGCGAAGTCTTTATCTAACTTGAAGTTAAAGTTTAAAGTTCCGTTTAAAATATTAGTTGTTGGAGATACATTTACAGTTGAGTCCCAGTCTATTTTATCAGTCCAGTCAAGGAGACGACCCTTACCAATATAATCGATGATAGGTTCAACTATCATAGTTTTTTGTTTGGTCGGGTGAGGAATACAGACAAGGTTAAACATTTTATTTACCGAAGTAATAAAATCAATTTGTTTAAAGTCGTTTGGCGGAAACTCATTTGCGTAATTAAAATTACCAAGAATAACACGAGGGGCGAGTAATATCTCAAAAGTAAAACTATCTAACTGAATATCTAAACCACCTAAGAATATTTGATAACTAATTTCACTTTGACTTGTAATATTGACCGTGAAGTCGACCGTTGTGTTGAAATTATAATTACTACCGAAGAACGAGGGAGCAAAGGCATACTCACTTATGACGTTATACTGGTCTCCGTTAACTTGAATAATTCCTTGTAAGTCAGCGTAGTCATTTGGATTTAAAGTTCCTGAGGCGGCGGCTGAAACTCTAAATGTATAAACACCTTCATAACCAGCTGATATTGTAAACCCTGTTGAAGTGGCACTAAAGGGAATATTATTACAGGTTGTAATACCGAAAGGACTTGTATAGTTCTCGATTAAGTTAATACTTCTCCCTGAATAGGCGAAACAAGCTTGACTTGAACCTTGAGTATAAATTGTCTCGTCTAAGAACTTTAAAGGTAAATAATACCTTTCAAAATAAGAGGTATTAAAAAAGTTTGAGTCAACATTATAATCGGCTTGATTAAAGATTTGTTCGTATAGTTCTTTAATTTGAATTGCTGGTTTGAAGTAATAGTTTCTAACAGGAGTTCCTGAAAAAGACATAAAGTTCGGGACATTCGCATTTTGAAACTGAAGTAACGGAGTTGTGTTTGGGTCGTTAATTGCGGCTCCTTGAGGGGTTTGTATTGAGACAGACCACGAGTTATAAGTCCCCGAACCAAGCCCGAGATTTGGAGTGAAGGATATTGTCGTTCCATTTACAAAAGTCACTATACCCTGCATATAATGACCTGTTGGATTATGTGTTATTCGTATTGTATTACCAGGAATGAAAGGTAAGGGAACGTTTGTTATAAAAGTTTTACTACCTGAGTTTATCGCCATACTTGTTGTTGAAGTTCCTGCGTAATAAGAACTAACACCCGATAAACTATCAACGTAGTTATAACCAATATTAAACAGACCCCAGTAGGTCTTACCGTTTTGATAAGCGTAATCTGTTGTTCCTGTTAAAGGGAATAAATTGTAATCTGTTTGAGATTGAAGATATGTGTTTGGTGTGAAAGGGTGGGACAGATGGTCTAAGTTTAACTGAGCCATAAACTTATCACCTATATTTGCTGCGACATCACCCACTCCATTATAAAACGTAATGTTGTAGGTCTTACTTAACTTGAGGATTGAGACGTTGTTTAAACGAATATAACCTGAGGAGATTATATAACCGTTATACAAGATTTCAGCCTCAAACTTACGAGTTGGAGTAAAGTCGAGGGGGACTTGGTTAAAGTCGAAAAAGTAATTAAAAATATAATTGTTATTTTTCGAACCAGGAACGTTAAACTCCTTGGTGAACGCTGAGTTCTTTTTTGTAATATCTTGAACCTCAGCGAAAGATAAGTCCATAGTTATTGCTTCGTCAGGGAATAGTTCTATATATTCCTCGTTTCCGTCTACAAATACCCTTAATTGATAATCCATTAGCCTTGAGTTCTATAACGTTTAAATCCTGAGTAGTTCAGGTTGAATTTATATTGATATAATTTTTGATAGTTCTTATTCCACACCACAAAAGTATCATCACTAATTGTAACAGGAACTAAGTTTTGGTATAGTCTAATTTCTTCGAGACACGACGCACAGTCATTTACATCGGGAATACAGTCAAGTTGGTCTTTCGTTGTTCCTTCTATCATATACACCTCAGGAGACATGAATATCTCTTGGATTATTTCAACGTCGTTTTCGTCCATATACCAAGTTTCACAAGCCATCTTCCAGTTTACCTCGTTTTCATAACTTGTTGTTCCTCTTTGCCAAGAACCAACGTTGTAGAATTGTTTGTTTAAACTGTTTTCTTTACGATAGGTGTTTCTTTTTATGTTGTAAGTTTTTTCACTCTTACCACCGAAAGTAAAAGTATCCCATTGTCCGTTCGCATTTAAGAACAGAACGTGGATAGGGGTGTTCACGCAACTACGGTCTTGAATATAATACTCAAGAACCTCACTTGTTCTTGCTGAAAAAGAAAGGTCATCACTAATCTCCGCATTTGAAAGATAGAACGCCAGTTTTTTTGAGTTTGTTGGTATTACATTTAACCCTGAAGCCGTCAAATTATACGGGAGATAGAATACCCCCATTTTAAATAAATCTTCTGTTACAACGGAACTTAATTTTGAAACGTTATTTGTTTTTGCTGAGTAAGTATACGGGTCACCGTGAGACAACGCACCTCGAACAACTAACTTGGAGTTGTTGTTTACAAAATAATCATTATCACCATCAAGGAAAGATATTACAATAGGACAGTCAGGGTGGTGCTTACGACGACGAACTCTGTGTGATACGAAGTCAGGTTGACTAATTGTTTGATAGTCACGACCAGCAGCGTTTAACAGTTCTCTCGGTCCACATTCACTATCTTCACCTGTTTCGTATTTGTGTCTAAACAAGTCATAATACAGGTGGTTTTGATTGTTGACTGCGAACCAGTTGGCACCTTGAATATTGATTGTTGCTGCGGACAAATAGGGGGACGGAATTAACTTATTGTCCACACCAGGAAAAATGTTAATAGGGTCAGGCTGCCATAGAGCCCCATAGACAACATCTTCAACTACAGTATTACCTGAAGTATAGGACGAACCAAGAACAACTTTATATTGAGAGACGTGATAGTATTGGTCTATTGAGGCATTTGGAGAACCACCAGGCCACAAATTAGCTGTATCATATTTTATTGTTGTTGTCCCATCGGCTAAAGTAACGATTTTGTTTACATCATTAGCGTAGTTTAAAAAGGGATATGTTGTTCCTGTGAATAAAACGTTTGCTTCAAGGAAAGTTCTAACTATCTCTTCAAGGTCAATTATACCATTACCATAAGAGTTTGGACGAACCTTTAAACGACAGGCACGATAATCTGTTGTGGCTTGAGACCAGTCTTGTAGGTCGGCCTTGAAATACACATCAACGATATATTGAAAGTCATTTAAGGTATATGCTGACGACCTTATGTTCCATACGTGATTTGCGTTGGAGGGGGTTAAGGTTAAGGGACTTTGTAAAACATCTACTATTATGCTCATTATCTTTGTTCTTTAATTTCAAATGCGTTGAAGAACGTTTCAATATCAATACCGAGTTGGTCAGTTAAATAACCTTCAAGTTCTTCAATTACTTTATCGGCACTTATCATCGAGAAAAACTGAGTTCCTCGAATACCGAACTTTTTTATGTTTGTTGAAATACCGAAGGCTGCTGCTCTCGGGTCTTCGAACCCCTTGAGAGTTGCCCATTCAACTAACGGCTGTATAGGAACATACTTACCAGGTCCACGACCACGGTCAACATACTTCCAATAATAATTCATAAGTATACCTAGCACTTGGTCGTTCGCATCATAACGAGCTTCGACAGAGTTATATAAAGACCCTGAGGCATTTAAATTAGCCTGACCCATTACTGGTCTGTTCTTATCGAAGCCAGGAGCATATGGATAGTTCTGCATTAAGGAGTCCTTGATTATCTCAACGAACCTTTGACCGAGGATTTCCATACCCTCATCGAAATTGGGGAATTGTATATTAGGGTTTACTTGAAACATTAACAGTCAAAGTTCGGGTCACACGGAGGGAATTCAGCAAAAGGAGCTATACATCTATCCAGAGCGTCAGGTATTACTAAGTTTATTTGGGCGTTCCATCCACTCACATAGTCGTCATACTGTTCGCTGAAGGGGGTGAATTGAACGGGGTATTCAATATCCCATTGGCAATAACAACTATCGAAGGAATACTTCAACTGAGCCACTACGTCCTTGAGAATATCTAAGGTGTCTGACCACACGTCAATCTCGTTTTCGTAGTTCTTTATGTTAAGAATATCCATCATCAAGATATTAAACGAATAGACCATTTTACGACCATCACTTTTTGCTGGTTGAGGGACAACGAACATCAGGGGATAGTAAGCACCGAGGCTGTCTTCGTTTGGTTGTTTTAATCTTTCAGTTACGTAATACATTAACTGTTTCATATCCCCCATACCGAAGGATTGTATTTGTTCGTGATAGGTTCCTATGTTTTTCAATAGGTCAGCTATTTTTTTATAATTGTATATTCCTGTGTTGTTACTCATCATCTTTTGCTTTTGTTTCTCATCTCTTGTTTTTGGATTTCTCGATTTTTAATCTCTTGAACGTCTACAATATAAGATAAGTGGTTTAATACTGAAATTAAGGGATATTCTAAAATCTCAGGTATTTTTGTAATGTCGTCTTTAGCCAGTTGAACGATTGCGATATACCAGCCCCAGAACTTAGCGAAACTCTGGCTATCATCTCTTTCAAGTTCTGTGTCTTCGCTATCATCAGGTTCTTTAAATAACTTCGAGTAGGTCTTCGTAATACCCTGTCTAAACGAAAAAAAAAAGCTAATGCTCCGTTTACGTAACGGATGGGGAGACCTTTAAACTTATCGGCTCGAGCTTGAACTGTTGAACCATCATACTTTACAAGTTTACCATCTTCACCAATTTCACGATAGAACAGAGCCATATGGATATGTAGTTCTCGTTGACGTTCAATTGCTGGTTTGGTTAAGAACGAGTCGATGTCGATGAACTCGGCAAAGGACAAATTGTTTAAATCGATGAACCCATACTTAACACCTTCGAATTCGAACTCACGGTGAAACTGTGAGGACTGATTTAAAAAGAAATCACTAAGGTTGTTGGCAACGGATAATATCTCAAGCCACTTATGTTCTTTAATTTGGTCTTTTGAAAGACCTGTTGAAATAGAGATTAGTTCTACGGCGAACTCTGTGTTGTCTGTAAAGTCCTTTAAATTAGTAAGTTTACTCCACACATCGATTGTAGGTTCTTTCACTTCAATTTCTTTACCGTCATATGTTATATAGGATTTAGTCATCATATAGAAATATCATTTTTTTATTTTTTATACACGTTTAACGAATTACATACTTACCAGCACTCACCTTTTTCTTCAAGGTTTGATAGGCTATGGCGAGGGATATTACACAGTCATCGTGAGACCCACTAGGAGCTCCGTATTTGACCTTTCTTGAACGAGGCGACCAGTCATAGGTAAAGACGGATAATTCTCTGTAAAGGTCAGGATTTAGGTCTTTTGTTGGCAAGGTTATTTTTTGTTCGTTCATAGCCATTATTAAATCTTCTATCATATTTTGTTTTGAGTCAGCGTTGGTTAAGAACGGTTGGATAAGGGGATACTGTTTTCTTATTTGTTCGTAGAGAACGTCCCCGATTGAGTTTATCTCGGCGTAGATTTGTGGTTTGTATTTTCGAAGGGGCACCATCATCTCACTAATAATCACGTCCCACGACTTTTGACGTTCTCGATACTGATGAACGAGAACACCATTCGAGTCAAGAATAGACAGAACGGTATAGTCATTTGTTCGACCGAAGTCTAACCCTGCGTAGTATTTTTCACCAGCAACGACATTAGGTAATTCATCGAGAATACAGACACCAGACAGATTACTAAAGACCTCCCCTCCGTCATCGATGAACTCAGCGAGTATCTCTTGTTTGTAGATGTTCTCAGGTAAGGAATACTTGGCTTCGTCAAGTTCCTCTTTTGAGATGAAGGGAGTATCAAAAGATGTTCCGTGTAAGGTAAGGTAAGTTTGCTGGTCTTCCACAAGTCCTCGAAGATGGAGGTTGTAATACCAGTTCTTACCTTTTGGAGTTGAGATAAACAATACTTTCTTTCCACGAACCATTACGGTTTGTTTTAATACTGTATTCCACACCTCATCTTTAATAAAGGCGGCCTCGTCACAGACAAGATAGTCGAGGGTATAACCCCTGAGTGTATCGGGACGTTCTGCGGAACGAAAATACAGGACTGACCCGTTGATGAAACGAATGAAGGGGTCGGACTTATTTACGTCAGTTGTAAGACTGGCATTACCGAGAGAGTTTGACATCTCAGTAAAGACCTTTTTGGCTTGGGCATAGACAGGACTAACCCACATACAGATTGAGTTTGGATTTTCTAAAGCCCATTTAAGAATTAGGTTTTGACCCGTTACGGATTTACCCCATTGTCGACCAGTAATTAACGTAATGAACTTGTGAGGTTCGTTTACTATTCTGTTGAGTTTTAATCTCTGGTCAGGGTGAGGAGTATAACCTATTACTTCAATTGTGTTACTCATCAATACCGAAGTTCAGTTTTATTGATTGACCACTAACACTTACCTTATCAGGTTCGTTCATACCAAGGAGTTTGGCAATATCGTTTAAGACCTGACGAGCGTTGGATAGGTCACCCGATTCCATTGCGTTGTCGTGTATCTCCCAATACTTTTGGATGTGTTTTGATATTAGTTTATCTCTTTCAAGGTCAAACTTTTTCTTTACCACACCCCATGCTCTTAACCAGTAAGTGTTTGCTTGAGAGGGGGACAGATTGTGTTCACGACAGAACAACACGTATTCGTGGTAAGACATATGTTCCTTTAATATCTTTCTTATCGATTCGGTTAAGAATACTCGTTTTTCGGCCTCGTTCATTTTCTTTTTGAACGAACCTTTTGGTCGACCTATCTTTTTCGCAGGAGGGTCAATAGGTAAATCATCATCTTCTATTTCGAATTTGTGTTCCATAGTTCTTGTTTTTTGTTTTCTTGTTCGTCTAAATAACGTTGTTTAGCTTCCTCGAAGATTTGTCTTCTTAGTTTTTCAACAGCTCGTTCTTCACCTTTCATTCTTTCGTTACGAGCTTTCACTTTTTTTCGGTGTTCTTTTGCTTTCTTTCCCATAGTGTTAATTGTATCCTCGGGACTTACCCTTGGTTTTTAAATAAAATGTTATTGCTTGAGTATTCCCCTCTCGTATTTGACGAAGGAGTTGGTTTTCAACATAATCAGCACAGACCTCATCAATCTTTTTTATACGGTTGACGAAGAATATGTTCTCACACCATTTGGAGTATTCCTCCTGAGAGTTTCCTGTCTTTTGAAGGGCAACACTCACTATACCGAGGGACTGTTCTAATACGTCTAAAAACTGTTCTTGTTGTTGTGATATCATTTGAGTAGTTTAATCCAGTTTTGATTGTCTGTGGTCATTATGTTTGGTTTAAGTTTTGGTTTGTTTAGGGCTTCGACAAGTTCTTCAGGGGAGGAGACAACATAACAATTCTCACCGTCACGGAATATTGAGTTCTCAGTAATCCAGTTCTTATGTAGAATTATGGTTTGACCCCAGTAGTCAGCGTCTAAGAATGTGTATTGTGTTCCTCCACCATCGTTTTTAATAGTTGAAAGGTCTACAAGGTATTCATAACCACCATACATTTTTGAATGAGATTTGAAAGACCTGCTGTATTCCCCCTTATACCAGTCATCGAAGCCAAGGGGTTTTAATTTATGAAAATAGTAGAACGGATTTTTCGCTCCGTATATATCAACGCCAGCACCAAGGTTATTGGCTTGGACGATTAGTTCTGTATTCTTATCATAGTCGACACGAGACAAGGAGACAGCCTTACCAAGTGTTTCTTGTGGTGTCTTTTTGTATTCGTAGAAAGGGTGTTGTAGAAAGGTGGAGGGTATACCGAGTGTTTCTAAGTGTTCCTTTACGGACTGACGAATTGTCAGGACTTGAGGGCAACTTTCAAGGAACTTTAATACTTCAGTGTCTAACTCGGTTGGGTCGTGGATTACGATTGACGAACCCTTGAAATATGGTAAGAACTCTCGGTGTTTTTTATCTAAGGCGAGGATTAGTTTGTTCTCCATTAGTTTAAGTCCACCAAGGGGAACGTTCTTGTATTTAATTCCATACCCCACGTCACCTTTACCTATCCCTGTTTCACTAACCTTGTTAAGATGTTGTTTGAGGAGATAGGATAGGTGGATACTGAAAGACACCCACCCACCATATTTGGAGTTTGAAAGATAGAATAGATTACTTGCCATAAACAGCTTGTCTTAGTTTTTCAATATGTTCGGGGTCTAACCTCTTATTCTCACGTTCCATCTTCACATTACGGATACGGGCTATCTCTTCATCGAGAGGTTCACACTTCCACATCTGTTCTAAGGAATAGTAAACGACAGAATAACGATAGGCCTTATTGTTTGTGTATTCGATTGGACTAACCCCGTGGAGAATGTTTTGACCGTTGAAGATTACTAAAGCTCCATCGGGACATTCTAAGGCGAGGTCTAACTCAGGGATTATTAAATAACCACCGTCAACATCTTTTTTCAACACCAACATATTCGACATAAGACCCTTGAAGTTTCCAGAATCTAAGTGGTATTTGAGGGGGTTGTTCTTGTTTACAATACCTGAGGTAAAGGGAGTTCCACTCATAACCCAGTCAGGATTGACTTTTTCCACCACAACTTTTTCGTGAGCTTCGAAGCTGGTCGGCATATAGTTTTTGTAGTGGTCGGTCAATACCTTACCGAACTCAGTTATGACCGCGTGTTGTTTACCTTCGGTCTCACTCATAGAGGTAATATTACAGTAGTCGTGTCTCATAGGGTTACGAGGGGAATAACCGAATATCTTGGACTGAGATAAAAGACCCTGAGTTCTTTTTCCTGTTGCGTATTTTATGTTCTTTACAGCCCAACGAATGTTCTTTAATACATCAGCGGGTAATACTGAGTAGTATACCGTAGGGACACCATCGACAACGATAATACAGTCTTCCTTTATTAAAGTTGTTACGTCACCGTTGAGAGCGGAACGTTTGATATAGTCACTGAAGTCTATGTTTTTTCTTTCGACGTTAATTGTTTTCATATTTGTTGATTAAGAATAGGACAGCATCACTATAGTCAGCGAGGTCTTCACGACGGACGATAGCGTTTAGTTCATCGAGCATTCTAATATAGTGGTCTTTTTGAAGGACAATACCGATGGCTTTAATTCGGTTCAATTCTTCGTTGAACTCAAAATCAGGTTCTTCGTCATCATCAAAATAAAATCCAGGAATATCTAACCCCCATTCCTTTACGGAGTCTAACTGCCAGTTTGTGATGATGTCTTCCCAGTCCCACTCACCATAGGACAGATTGTTTTTAATTAGTAGGTCTTTCTGTTCTTGTTCGGTCAGTTCCTCGGCATACACACAAGGGACAGTTTCGTAGTTTAACTTGGATAAGACCTTATGTCTCATATTACCCGCTAAGATTGTGTTGTCCTTGGATATGATTAGGGGACGGACGTTTAACATCTCAGGAAAGTCGATTATTGATTTTTCAAGTTTCGACAACATAACCTCAGTTATTACTCGAGGGTTTGAGGGGTTTGGTTTTAATTCAGCAAGGGGTATATTCTTTATAATCATCTTCGGTCTTTTAATAAGTTATTTTCGTCGAAATACTTGTCGATAAGAGTTTGTATCGTCTCACCCTTTTTATCTTCGCCACGGGTCTTAAAATACTCCATAACATACTCGTAGGTTTGATGGTCGTAGAATAATTTGATTTGTTGTTTCTCAGCGTTCATCCACGTCTCGAATTGTTCCTTTACGGTTGTTCTGTCTTGACCCCTTGTTTCGTTTGTTTCGATAAATAATTTAGGGAGAGTAAGACCCATATCTGTAAGGACGGGGATAGTCCACTCGTCGATAAGAACATTCCAGTCCCAGTCACCGTAGTTGATGTTGTCTTTTATTACAAGTTCTTTTTGTTTCTCCTCACTAAGACCTGAGACAATAATACAAGGGACTTCGGTAAAGCCGAGTTCAGTTATGGCCTTCAGTCTCATATTACCACCAAGAACAATATGGTCTTCGTTGAGAATAAGGGGGGACAACTCAAGGACTTTAGGAGAGTTTAAAATCGATTGTTTCAACGCTTCGAACTGTTTTTTATTTATGGTTCGAGGGTTTTTTGGATTTAATTTAACCTCCTTGAGAGGCAATTTAACATATTCTGTCTTCATACTTTATTTTTGACGGGTATTATTATTCGTATTAAAAAAGGGATATTTTAATACCCCCTCTTTAATAAATATAATTTAAATTATTTTTTTATACACTAACTTATTTTTTTTGTAATAAAAAACAATTCTTATTTTAATACGTCATTCAACTTATTTTTCAAGGAACGACCTATATTTACGAAGCATTTACCACAGCCAGGAGCCTTTTTTGTTTTAAATACTCTGTTATAAACGTTGTAAACATAATCAATTTCCTCTCTTGGTTGTTTATATTTGTCGAGATAAGAGACAGCTAATTCTAATTCTTCTATTGTCCAGTTCTCGGTCTTTAGGGTTACGTCCCCTGATTTTTCACATTTTTCGCAAGGTTCTTTTTCCATACTATAATTCTTTGTAGATTTTCCATCTTTGTTTTAATAATCCTTTCACTTCGTTTACTGTATCTTTTATTGCGTAACGAGGGATTTTGGTTTGTTTATGAACTCTGTCTATAAAGCCTTTTTTTTCAAGGTAGAGTTCGAATAGTTGTTTGTTATACCAGAAATTAGGATTTCGTTTTAGTTCGTTTTCTAACTCCTCTTTCACCCAGTCTATCGTTGGTTCTTCACTATAGGGGACATCGGGGATTGTGTCTCTGTCGGTAAGTTCTACACCATTAAACTTTTTGAATGTTCTATAGTAGGTTGAGTTTGTTGAGTAGACCTGACGACGAACTATACCAACGAGATAATAGGTTTTAGCGTTTTCATTTAAACTATCGAATTTTTCGTTATTGAGTAATGACTGAGCGATGTCTTGGATGAGGTCATCTCGAGTATCATAGTCATTACACATTTTATAAACTATCTCCTTGAGTTTCTTGTAAGTTGTTTGCGTCATCTCTTATTTTATCCCACGTTTTTCTTTTGACTACAGAGAAAAAATAATTTGAAGGGACACCGTATGTTTGAAATATCTTACTCGATGTTGTATTACCATTCCTGTAATCTGTTATGATTTGAATTTTAATCTCATCGGTAAGGTCATATTTGTTGTCTCTTGTAAAGTGTCGTCTTCTGCTTGAATTAAAACTTTTTGAGACACAACGCAGGTTATTAAGATTGTTGTTCTCAGGGTTGTCGTCAATGTGGTCTATAACCTCAGCACAGTCACACCCTGCGAAGGCCTCCCATATTAGCCTTGAGAGTTTTTTGGTTGTAAACTTTTTGACCTCTTTACACCACATATTCATAGTCATATAACCCCTATCACTTTTTGATGGAGTTTTGACTTGTTTATTTTTCACACGACGAACGAAGCCAAGGTTTGACGCTTCGTAGTTTGGATAGGACGGTATTGTCTTCCACGTTTCTATAATTTCACCCATATTATTATTATTAGTTACAAGCGTCTTTAAACGCTTTTGTCGCTCGTTGCATATTAAGAAACTTCGACATTTGATTTATGTGACTTTCACTCAGTTCTATTGTGTAGAAAGTATCTTCGAAATTACTATTAAATCCAAGTAGTTCAAATATATAATTCCTATCTACAGTTTGAAAGGAGATTATCTCCTTTACCATTAAAAAATCTTCCTCGAACCCTTGTTCTGTGTAACCGCTCATTTGAGAGCCAGTATAACCTGTTGTTGTATTTTCCATATTATCCCATTTTGTCGACCGTCTCACTATTTTTTAGTTGGTCGTGATTTTTTAGTTTATATAAACTTATCTGTTTTGAATGTTTGTAGTCGTTGAGTTTGGTAAAGGGGTAGAACCACATTTTGATTTGAGTATGGATTACACCACTCGCCATTATATTCTCCACGTGCTCGAGGACTATCTTTTGAATTCTGTTTGCCTCCTCGACACCGAACTCATCAATAACGGATTTTAATAGTTTACGCATCAGGTATTCTTGATTTATACCTTTTTTCCATTTTTCAAGGTCTACTTCGGCTAAGTAACCGTAGTCATAATTCTTACAAGCATCGAGGAAATCCCCGAATAATTCACTTGCTCTGTCGTTTTTTTCACTCATAGTTTTTTTTTTATTTATTTTTTATTGTTGTTTGTTCCATCATCGTCTTAGCCACTTTCTTATGCCAAGGAGTTAAAGGTCTTGAGTATTGTCTCAGGTATAACGTCTTTGCGTCTAAGAACTCGAATAACTGAGTTTCATCTAAGGAGTTCAACTCCTCGTCACTGATTAAAAAATCTATCATCACTTCATTAAATCTTTCTTGAGTAATCATCTTAACGTAGTTTAAAGGTGTCTAATTCGTTTATCTCACCATAAGTAAGGCCACACGTCGAATAAGTGTTTAACCATTCCTCGTCGATAAGCCTTGTTATGTAATCTTTGTTTGGTTCGATTGGGGTAAGGACACTTTCCACGTCCCAATTAGTCATTGTTTCTCCTGATAGTAATAAACTTTTTTTCATTATTCTTGTTTCTTTTTTATAAATATACACAATACCAACAGAAAGACAAGCAAAATATATATTTTTTTTTATTTTTTTTTTCGAATAAAAAAAGGAGGGGGTTTGTGACCCCTCCTTAGTTGTTAATTTGTGACCCCATCAACAGACAGGTTACACCAGTAACCCTTTTGATTTAGTTTTTCAAGTTGACTTACACAACTCCTCATAAATGAGATTGAAGTAACCCTGTCTCCTTGAGACACCTTGTTAATGATTGATTGAACCTCGTCACCACCGAAGTAGTTTGCTAAGGTGTCGTAATACCCGTTAAACATTTGGTCTTGTTTGGTCTTGGTGAGACGACCGACTGATTGATTTTTGTTTGTGTTTTTCATAATTCTTGTTTCTTTTTTAATAAATATACACAATACCTACAAAAAGACAAGCAAATTGAAAAAAAAATAAAAAAAAAATAT